ACCGCAAGTCTCGGTGCGATACTTGGCATGTGGATCTCGCGGAGACTGACACAGTGAGGACGATATGGTAGCACCAAAGAAACTCGGAGGACGCAAGAAGGGTGTCAGCCCGAAGTCGGCTGGTGAATGGAAGCCGGTGTTCCTGGCGACGCTGGCAGTGATGCCGGTGATTGCGATTGCGGCTCGGAAGGCTGGTGTCAGCCGTGCAGTCGTCTATCGGGAACGCGACAAGAATAAACAGTTTCGAGAAGCATGGAACGAAGCTATTGAAGACGGGCTTGACCTCACACTTGCCTCATTGCATAAGCGTGCCAGGGAGAAGAGCGACCTCGCGGCCATCTTTATTCTCAAGGCGCATCGCCGTGAAACCTACGGCGACAAAGTGGAACACATGGGGCAGGGCGAGAACAACGAGATTGAAATCAAGCTCAACATTCCACCACCACCACACAAGGCATCACTCGTAAAGCGTCTTCTGAGCAGCAACACCACGAAGGACGAAACGTGATTGCGCGATACTCTCGCCCGTGGATGTATCCCAAGCAGTTAGAAGCCATCTTCTCTCCTGCGCGGTATAGCGTGATTGAGGCCAGCACGAAAAGCGGCAAGACGGTCGGCTGTATTATCTGGCTGTTCGAGCAAGCCCTGCAAGGGAAAACAGGGAATCAATACTGGTGGATTGCGCCGATTCGAGAACAGTCCAAGATTGCCTTCAAACGGCTCAAGCAATATCTCGATACCAGTCTCTATGAAGCCCATGAACAAGGCTTAGAGATTCATGTCCGTCCGTCGAACACGATCATCGCGTTCAAGTCAGCCGATAAACCAGATGCCCTCTATGGTGAGGATGTCTATGGCATGGTGATTGACGAGGCGTCACGGTGTAAAGAAGATGCGTGGATTGCCGCACGGACGACCATCACTGCCACAGGCGGTTCGGTGCGTGTCATTGGCAATGTCAAGGGTCGACGCAACTGGGCGTACCAACTCGCCCGTCGTGCCGAGAGTGGTGAACCGGATTGGCACTACGCCAAGATCACGGCCTGGGACGCGATTGACGCTGGCGTGTTAGACAAAGACGAAGTCCTCGATGCCAAGAGTGTCTTCCGTGGTAACACTGCCGCCTTTCAAGAACTCTATGAAGCCGAACCGTCTGATGACGAAGGCTGTCCGTTCGGCACGGCTGACGCGATCAACTCGTGTGTGATGGAACTGTCCACCGAGGAGACGGCAGTGTGGGGATGGGACTTGGCGAAGTCAGTGGACTGGACAGTGGGTATCGCCCTTGACCAGTCGGGACAGTGTACGCAGATGCTTCGCTGGCAACGGCCGTGGAATGAAACGATTGACGACATTGTAAAACTTGTCGGAGACCGACCTGCCCTGATTGACTCTACCGGATTGGGCGATCCGGTGTTAGAGTCTCTACAGAAGGTGGCTCGTGCGTCGAATACGGGCGCACACTTTGAAGGATTCAAATTTAGCAGTAGCAGTAAACAACAACTCATCGAAGGACTGGTCGTGGCGATAGGCAATCAGCAGGTGACATATCCCGATGGTGTCGTGTCGAACGAACTGATGTCCTTCCAATATGAATATACGCCGACCGGCGTGCGGTATTCTGCGCCACCTGGCATGCACGATGATTGCGTCTGTGCCTTGGCCTTGGCCGTTGAAGCCCGTCGTCGGTTTGCCAACAAAGATTGGCGGCTGTTGGAATTTGACCGACCGTCGTCAGACACACAAGAACGCCTTGCCGCCATTCGCAAGAGTCGAGCTTCGCAGACCGTGTCGAATGCTCTGAAAAGCGATGGTGTCTATTGGCCAGAGGGTTGACTATGGATAGTTCTGCCACATTCGTCGAAAAGTTAAAAGCCGCCAGCAAAGCGGTAGTCAGTGTCTTCAGCGACGACACGAAAATCAATACCGACACGCACGGATTATTGAACGCCCTGTTTCCTTCCGAGCGAGGCGATGCCCCGCAGAAAGGCACCAGGAATCTTCTGAATGCGTATTCCGAGATGCCGTGGTTGCGTGCGTGCAGTGCCAAGATAGCGACCGCCATTGCGTCAACACATTGGAGTCTCTATGTGCATCAGAAAGAGGGACGGGCGGTTCGCACACGAGCCATGCAGGTCGGTTCACCAGACTCACGGCTCCAGGCGCGACAAAAGATGGCTGACGTTGCTGAGGTAGAAGAACACATTCTCCTCGATGCCCTGAACTACGGGAACAGTCTCCAGACTGGTCGAGCAATGATGAAGACCGTTCAGGTGCATCTCGATTTGATTGGCGATGCGTTTCTGCTCAAGCAGAGGAACGGCTTGTCAGCACCGGTCGCCTTCTGGCCGATTCCACCGGACTGGGTCAGAGCCACACCAACACCAAAGACAAAGCATTACGAGATTGGCTTCCGTGGATGGCAGGGCAACATTCCAGAGACGGAAATCCTCTGGCTCAGTGATCCGAATCCAGCGAACCCGTATGGGAGAGGAAGTGGCCTGGGGAACGTGTTAGCCGACGAACTGGAGACAAATGAGTATGCGGGTCGGCATCTGCGTCAGTTCTTCTTCAATCGCGCCAGACCTGACCTGATCATCTCCCCGAAGCAAAAGAGTGGAACCGACTCACCACTTCGACCCGAAGAAGTGGAACGACTCGAACATGACTGGCTGTCAAAGAATCAAGGCTTCTGGCGAGCCTTCAAGCCCTACTTTGTGAGTCGAGAGATTGAAGTCAAAGAACTGGCTACCGACTTTCGGTCCATGCAGTTCAGTGAACTCCGGTCAGCGCAACGGGACATCATTATCCAGACGTTCGGATTGCCACCTGAGATTCTTGGCGTCATCGAGAACTCGAACCGTGCCACGATTGACGCGGCTGACTACCTGTTCGCCAAGTATGTCTTGACACCACGGCTAGAGTTCTTGCGGTCAGTCTTTCAGGAACGGCTTATCCCTGAATACGACGAGCGATTGATTGTGGACTACGAGTCACCTGTGCAGGAAGACAAGCGACACGAACTCGATGCGGCTAAGTCGAACACGGCTGTCCTGACGGTTGACGAATGGCGGGAACTGTCGGGCTACGACCCGCTCGATGATGATCGAGGTGACGTTCATTTGATGCCATCAAATCTACTGGAAGTCTCGCTCGGGCAGACACCGCCACCGGCAGAAGGAGGGTCATTAGAAACTGGCAAGATTGAGCCAGTGAAAGCAGTCGCAGATACCAACACGGCACAAAAGGCTGAACTCCCCGTGGAGCAGAAAGCTGAGGATGACAGTGAAGAAGGCTTACCGACCCTGATCAGACTTGCTGACCGACGCGAAGGGGCAATGCGCCGACAACTTATCAGCGAGTGGAAAGGTATCGAGGAATCTATTTCCCTGGAGAAGCTACTGGTAGCCGTTAGGAGTAATCGTGTGATGACCTTCATCGACCCGATACTCCAAGACTGGCTCGATACCATGAGCAAACTCCAAGACGAGTTGGCGTCGATGTGTTTACGCGGTGCGACATTTGCCGCCGACCAGACGGGAATCCAACTGACAAAGAACCAGACAGGGAAGCAGATTACTGTGGGCGTGGCTCCGATTAGTTTTAACCTGGTGAACAATGCGACTGTGAATTATGCAAAGACTGAAGCCGCACTCTTAATCAGCGAGATGGGGATTGAAAACAAGAAAACCATCCAGTCCATTATCGCCACGTCAGTGAAAGAGGGATGGGGTTCGGACAAGACCGCACGGCATATCAGAAGTGCGGTCGGGCTGACCGACTTCTATAAGAACGCTGCCATTCACAGAGAAGAACGTCTGCTCAAGAAAGCCGCCAAGCGTCGCGGTGTGACCGTTGAAGAACTGTCACAGAAGTATCCGAAAGACGTGGAGAAGATTGCAGGGCAGGTAGATCGAATCGAAACCGCCTATAAGCGAATGCGAGCTAAGTTGATTGCTCGAACTGAACTGGCGAAAGCAGCCAATGCCGGACAGAACATCTTATGGGAAGAAGCGGTTGAGGCAAATCTGCTTGACCGAGATGATGTTGAACGTGAATGGCTAACCGCAGGGTATGACGTTGACCCATTGTGCGTGCAACTTGAAGGTGAGCGAATAAGCATGGATGCGGGAGCCATCTTCCCGAACACTTCGTCAAAGCTAAATCCTGGTGGTGTAACGGCACCGCCCGTGCATCCGAATTGTCGATGTGCGCTAGTGTTGGTCGAGAAGACCACCAAAGAGAAAGCTCAAAAGCCTAGAAAGAAAGCCCGTGCCACTCACAAGCGAACAGCAGCAGCGAGAAAGACCACCAGTGGATCATCTAAAGCCAAGAGCAAGTCAGCAGGTCGTCGAACATCCACTCAACGCTAAGTGGACGATTCTGGACGCGGCGGCTGGCACACTCGACCTGTCTCCGAAGCGCAAACGGTTGGCGATTATTGGCGGGATGCCGTTGCGGTATGCCTTGCCGTTTGATGATCCCGACCTCGAAGTGTGGTCATGTAATCTGGTGATGTGTCTTGACCCACACGAACGACTTCGTGCTGACAGATGGTTTGAACTGCATCCGATGTCGGTGCAGAACGCCGACGACATGGAGTGGATTCACAACAATCCGCGCCCACTGTATACGTTGAACCACGAACCGGATTTGCCGAATACGCTTCGATTCCCGATGGAATCCATTGAAGCGTTAGGCTATGCGGATTACTTTTCCTGCACGTTTGCCTATCAAATTGCCCTGGCGATTGTTGAAGGCTTTGAGGAGATTGGACTCTAT